ATTATAATATAAGTAATAAAAAAATTTATAAGTTTATACAAAATTTCTAAATATCATCAACATCAAAAGGTTCATTTTCTTCAATATCATCTAATGATAAATCTGATTGTCCAATAATAGCATGATTTGTGTTATCATTATTTTCAATAATATTTTTAAATTTAGCTGTTTGTGCATCTTCGAAAAGTATATCATCGTCTGTATTTTCGGTGATTTTTGAGAGAATCGAATCAACATACCCTCCTTTTTTTAATTTATTTACTTCGCCATCATTATAAACTTCTAATAAATCACACTTTGGTTTAGAACTGTCTTTAGTAACCTCCCAACTTCGTGCACCAATTAAAATTAAACTACCCATGCGTATCGTATTATCGCGTTTACCACGACCCTTAAATTTTTTACGTATAATACATATCATTTCAATAGTTCCTGATTTATCAACAACATCCGTATAGACCATACCTTGACCTAATAATTTGGTGACTACTCCATATTTTTCATCTTCATCTTCCGCAAGTCGTAATTTACGATCTATGGGAGCGTTAAGAAACTTACGCCCCATTTTCTTTGATTTGCTACCGCCAAATTGATTTTTAACCATGATTAATATAAATATGTGTTATATTTATTACTAATACTAAAATATAATATTCAATTTTATTTTAAAATTAAAAAAAATAAATAAGTTATGGTATAAAGTACATTTAATAGTATAAAATATTATAGTCGCCTCCACTATAGTCAAATGTTGTTTTAAGCCATTCATTTATGGAATAATTATGACCATGTATATCATTTAAATTTTTTTCATTTGTTTCTTTACTTTGTTCATCAGGTTCATAACCAAACTTTTCATAAAATTCTTCTAATAAATCATCATTTGGAAAACGTATATAATTCCATTCATCATTTTTTTTTGTATCAAATGAAACGTTATAGGCAGTCATTCGTTCTTTCCAAACTTCGCAATTATATGCATAATATTCCCAATTGTAATGATATTTATTATATACGTCTTTATGCTCCATATTTCTTCTTAGGAAATCAAAACAAATAATATTTGTATTGATTTTAAAATGTCTTTTACACATTAATGTTTTTCCAACTTCATTCATTTTATGTGTGATATTTCTACTATCGACAAAATCACGTGGCGGTAATGGAATATTTGTATTTATTATTTGTTCATTTTCATAATCACTTGATAACACATATATGTTTTTATTTTTTTTTGTATCTTTGATGTTCTTGTCCTTAACAACATAAGCTAGCAACATATGACGTAAATCATACTTGTAAAATTCATTATTTAACATTCTAAAACAAAAACGCGTATCGTATATTTTAAATTGCTCAAAAATATCTTTTAATAGATTATCATCCATTTTGTATAATTCACAATAAAACTCACTTAATTTATCTTTATTTAAATATCTAAATAAGATATGAAATTCCTGTTTAATATTATCTAACCATTTAGGCTTCCTTCCTTTAAAAATATGTTTATTACTATCTTTATTGTGATTTTTTAAAGATGCTTGTCTGTTCAAAAATACATCACATGATATTGAGAGATTAAATAAATTTTTAGTAATTGTGATATATTGTGATAAATTATCATTATTATCATTATTATCATTATTTTTCAATTTTTTATAAATATATTTTTCAAATTGTGCATTGTTAGTATAATAAAAATCGTAATATATTTTTAAAATTATATCATTCATATTATAGTTGGAATAATATAATTCCGATAACCAAAAATAACACTCATGTAAGTTTTCCTTTTGTATTAATGATATAGCAAAAGATAATATTACTTCGTCTTTTATATATAAATATCGCGTAAATTCAAATTTAGACATATTTTAATAAATCTTTAATTAATGTTTAATAAATAGTATATAACATATTATTTATTTTCAATTTTGTTGATTATTATATTTATTATATTTATTATATTTATTATATCTGTATATTATATAATATAATATGGCTAACGCTTGGCAAATACATGTAAAAAAAACAATGGAAGATATGAAAAAATCTTCAGGAAATGCTACTGTTTATCTTAAAGATGTTTTAAAAAAAGCAAAAACTACATATAAAAAACCTGCTGCATCTCATGAAGGAAAACCTGCTGCATCTCATGAAGGAAAACCTGTACACCACAAAAAAAAATCTGTACGTAGAACAAAGAAGGCAAAAAAATCAAAGAAGGCAAAAAAATCAAAAAAAAGTCGTAAATCTAAAAGAAAATCTTCCAAAAAATAAATAATTTTATAAATTAAATATTATAAATATTAATATCAATAATATTTATAATATGAGCAAAAACGAAAAACAATGTCCAGATTTAGAAAAAATAGTTGCTAGTGCAGCAGCAGTAGGTCTAGCCATAGGAGGTGTAACTACATATACAGTGATGAAAAGTAATTGTGATGACTGTGACTGTGAAAAAAAAAATAAGAGCATTCCAGACATGGAAGATTTAAAATTAAGTGCTAAAAATGAATACAAAGAACACAAAGAATCAAATAAATGTTTTACATGTCCTTGTGATACTTGTCCTCATCATCCAAAAAATAAAAATTAAATAAAAAATAATTTATAAATTATGTTAATTAATTAATTAAGCATTTTCTTTCTTCTGTGATAACAAATAATAACGATTTTTATATGCTTTTTTTATCTTTTTAGACCCCTCTTCTTTATCAAAATTATCATCTTCAAACATACGATTAATTTCTGTATCAATATTACTCACATTGTGTTCACAAAAGTGTTTATAACATTCTTTAGGAGAAGAGATAGTATTCGTATTTACAAATTGCAGTTGAATATGATTATCAACAATTTCAATAAAATCACGATCTAAACTAACATATTTTCGTCTTTGTTTGGGTTCTTTTTCATTTTTTTTACTGAAGTAATAACGACTGCTTCTAAACATTTTATTTTCGATATCTCCGGTACAACCAATAGTTTTAAGACGTTCTACTTCAATATTAATGAATGTTTCATTAGAAACCTTCCACCTATCCCAATTGTCCTTAAATTGTTCTTTATTTAAATTTTTATTATCCTTTGAAAAATCATATACCTTATCTGTAAAATTTTTATCAAATTTATATCTATAAATATTATTTTGTGGTGTAATAGACATTACCACAGGTATGACTTCTTGCGATTGATTGTTCAATTCCATAATTAAAATACTAGTATGTATTTAATTGTAAAAAATATATTTCATTTCAATTTTATTTGATAACAACAGTAATATAATAAATTTTAGTATTATAAATATATTATATTATTATAAGTATAATAAGTATAATATATGAAAATATACATGTTAACATCACAACCATATTATTGCTCAATAAATCAATGTTATCGTCAAATACTAGTATTAAATCAAAAACCAACAGGTCCTTTATATCAAATAAGTAAACGTATCAATCCTCCCAAATTATCTCCTTTTAAAGAAATATCTGTATGTTGTAATCAACCCACATGTATATGGGCTATAAAAAGTCCGGATAACAAATGTGATCTTATGTGTGTTGAAGAATTACCAATGCTTTTTCAATTTTTAATGAACAATGGATATATAATAGATACTTCAATAACAAAAATGATGAATGAATCTAGTGTAAAATTAAATAACCCAATGATATGTTATATTAGTTATAATGAATAAATAGTATAAAAAATAAAGAATAAATAATAAAATTGATTTTAAATTTATATTAAATAAATAATATACATAATTATACTATATTATTTATACCTATAAAATGGAGAATAATCAAACAAAAATAGCAACAAATAAACAGATTGAAAAATACATAGAAAGTTTATCACCCATTGAAAAACAAACAATAGAAATCGCAAAAGATCATTTGAAAACATCATTCAATATGGAAAAAAGTATTGGATTTTTAGCGTGGAAAAAATTACAGGATAATAAATGATAATTATATTTTTATAATAATTATTATTTTAATAATTTTATATTTTAATAATATTTTCTACTACGTGTTTTTTTCGTAGTAGAATGATGTTTTTTTAATGTGAATTGTCTTTTAGGTTCACAAGAAAGAAATTTCATAATACTTTTATTTAATCTTTTACCCCCTTTTTGTGTATTTTTCACAGCATCTAATACATTATTATTAGAAGCTAATGGTATAGTACCTGAAGGAGCGGCAACATTAGCAACATTAGCAACATTAGCAACATTAGTACCCATATTTTGAGCCTCTTTTATTTTTTGAGAAGCACTATCAACAGCATTTATAATTCTAGTTTTAGCACGTTCAACTGTATCAGTTTCTTTTTTTAGCCCTTCTGCGGTTTCAATAGAAATATCACTTGATCTCACAGTATAAATTCTAAAAATACTAGCAACTGTATTAAATGCCTTACCCATAGCAATAACAAAATCAATAATTCCACCAATATAAGGAATCTCCGCAATTAATGCTTGTGAAAATGCTATTGCTGTATTCATCGCACCACGAGCAGATTTATCACCAATTTCTTCACCCATTGCGATAGATCTATTCAAAACTTGCATTACAGAAGGTTCAATAGCATCTATTAATTCAATAGCACTTATAGATAAAGCTTCTGCAATTTCTTTTATAGCCTCTTTTGTAGCAGGATTTGTAGATAATTCGTTTAGTGTTGCTGCTAATATTACTACTTTTTCATTAAATTCAGGTAATAATTCATTCCATGGTTTGTCTATAATACCATCATTTGTATATTTCAAGGTATTATTAATTAATTTATTAACAAATACTTCAGATATATATAACCATTTTTTCAAAATATATTGTAATACTTTATTACCTTCGTGGCTTAAATTTTCATAATGTTTATTTAATTGTTTATTTACTTGTGCAGCTGTATCTTTTACTTGTTGACTCATTTCTTGAGATTGTTCTTTAACATGATTAATAGAATCATCATTTTTTTGTACCATATTTTGATTTGTTTTCCCAGTTCCAGTTCCGCTCCCAATTCCAGTTCCAGTTCCAGTTCCACCTTTTAACTTTATATTTTCCAATTGTATTTCACCATTGTTTACTTTTTGTAAAGCACCTGAAAGACCATCTAATAAATCACTATATATAGATGTTGTTGTGAATGCTAATAATGATAATGTTAATTCTGGTGGATTATTTTTATCATTTTTTGTATATGGTTTAATAATTAATTGTTCCTTAATTTCTTTACTAATTTTTTCTTTGTTTGCTGATCGACTATTAATAAATTTATCATATTTTTGTTTATCTTGATTATTCATATTAATATATATAAATATTATTATGTTTTATTATTAATCTTATTTTTAAAATCAGCAAAGGTCATTTTTGTATTTTTATAGTATTGATCTTTTAAAAAGGAATATTCGCTAATTTTCCCACAATAACTATAACGATTAGAATTTTCTTTTAATATATATTTTTTTGTATCATTTTTATTGCCTCTTGATATATTTTTATTATACTTTTTGTATTCTGCAAATGGGTTTTTTTGTACAATTTGACTGATTTGTTTATTATCAGGTACATATTGTTTTATAGATTGTCTCGTATTATCTGATACATTTTGTTTTATATTTTCCTGAGAATCCTTTTTTAATTCATCAGCCATATTCACAAAAATTTGTTTACAATTATATTGTGTAACATATTTACGTGCTACTGTTTCTAAATATAAATAAGGAATGTCTTTTTTATCACAATAATAATCAAATACCTCTGTTTCAAAATTAAAATATAACAATATATTCCCTCTGGGTGTATTTTCAATAATAATTTTATTTTTAAACTGTTCTAAATCTTCTTTATCAATATCATTTTCTTCTAACATATTATATTTTTCCTTATATTTATTTTCATAAGACATAACAGCATTTAAATCTTGTATATTGTTCTCTTTTTTTCTTGTTCTAATGAAATACAGTAAAAAAAAACTAGCATTAAATAATCCAATACTTATTAAATTAGTTTTAGTAAACATATATGTCTTATAATCAATGTATAATTTTATATTTATTTTTTATTAAGTATTAAAGTATTCCATTTTTACTATTTTTCACTAAGTATTTTTTTTCTTTGTTCAAATAATTCTTTTACTTCTTCTTGTAAATCTACTACTTTAATGAGTAGATAATTATTATTAGAATTATTAGGATGTAAACAAACTAGATATAAATCTACTACTTGTTTACCATATTTTTGTTCTAATATAGCCTTATAAGTATTTAATTGTAAACAATAATGCCAGTAATTTGTATCTGGTAAATGTTCAATAATTGAATTATGAGAACATTTACCCCATCCATCTGTTTTTTTAATATCGCGACATCTTTTCCAATCATAAATATCTAATTTACCATCTTCACGTTCAAATATCATATCAATTGATCCAGCCAATTGTAGTTCTTCATGAAAAACAATCATTTCTGTTCTATAAGGGCGTAAATTTAAGTCAGGAAAATCATTCAGGAAATTTTTAAAATATGTAAATTCAACAGATTCGTTTTTCACATCAATGTTATTATAGTAACATTCAATATCAAAATGCATTTTTGTACCAGCTTCTGCAGCTTCGTCACGATTTTTATCCCACGAAGCTTTAATTTCATCTGCAGTCATTCCATAATATTTATTTGTAGACCATTTTTTAGACTTCATCATATTCGCAATAATTTTGTCTGCATTAAAATGATCAAACTGACTATGATTCCATGTTGTAACAGATGTATACTTAGTAGTTCCATTCACGTTATTATTTTTATCTTCAACTGTTTTAAAAATAGTATAAATATGAGGACCCTCATCAAATGTGATTAATTCATCTCTCTCATGAGGATTTTTCTTAGCTAAATATTCAAGCGTATTCATTTTATTAATTATTAATCTTACTAATAATTAATAAATAGATTCAATTTTAATTTTGATTTATTTTCCATTTATTTTCCATTTATTTTTCATTTATTTTCCATTTATTTTTGATTTTAATTCATTTACTTCTAGTGATAATTCTTTAATCGATTCAATTAATACGCCAATAATATCATTATATGAAACCGATTTAAGATCATTATGATTATTAACAACTTCTGGTAAAATTTCTTCTATTTCTTGTGCGATAACACCAATACATTTTTTATTTTGTAATTTTGTATTTTCATAATAAACTCCTCTTAATTTATTTACCTTTTCTAATGCATTATCAACAGTTACTATATTTTTTTTTATTTTACGATCAGACCAGGTAGTTAAATTAGCAGTATTTAATATACCTCTAATCATAACATTACCAGATACATCTAATCTAAATGGAGCCATCCATGGACCAAACATATTAGGTTCTGCTAAAGGTTTTCCATTAGCGTCATTAGTGGTAGTTGGGTCTAATGGTAAAGAAAGATTAGATGTTATATCTCCATCTATATTTTGGTAATTATTATTTCTTATATAATTATACATTATTGTCTCTGGATCAAAATTTGCAACATCAGTATCCTTAACTCTATAATAGTCGCTTGTTGTTGTAGTTGATGTACCTGAAACAGCAGTACCAGTAGGAACAATTTCATATTGTATATCAGTTAAAGATGGTATCTCGGTATTTGGTATTAATCCTAATCCTAAAGAACCATTTATATTGTACATAACATTATTACGTACAGATTTAGAAATTAAAACTTGTCCAGTTATACTACCATCAGTTGTAACAGCTTGAATCGCTGTACTATTTTCAGGACTAACTGTATCTACAATACCTAAACCAGATAAAGAACATACAATATCATAATCACCTGCATTAGGGTCAGTAGTAGTTTGATCACCACTTACAAATGCATCAATAGGACCATTATATTTAATGGTTAAATTAGAAATAGTATCTTTTGCAACACGCATATAAACCATTGTTTTATCACTAGTAATATCATTAGCAACAAATATATCTGTTGTTGTACCATTGACTGCAGCAGCAGTTTTTGAAGCAATATTTTCACCAAGAAATAATCCACACATATCAATATCAGTATCACTACTATCACTATTAACATTTACTTTAATATTAATATCTACAAATCCATCTGTTTGTGTTGAATTTGAATTTACTACATAAACATATTGATAAGCAGCATTATTACCAGTACCATTATAAATTTCACCTGTATTAGGATCAACCGCAAATATAGTTTTAATATAATAATCAGGAGACATTTTATCTTTATTACGTAATGATCCGACAATATGAATATTACCATAATCATTAGTAGTATCAAATTCAGCAATTTTAATATATTCAGTATTAGGACTAACATAATCAGATAAAGAAATATTAGTCACAACAGAATCTTTAACATGGCTTTTAATACTACCATAAGGATTAATAGAAAATAAATTAGTTTTATTAGTATCACTAAAGTCAGTCGCGTCTGCAGCAGTAGAAGGACATCTATTCACAACAAAAATATCAGCATTTGTCGCGTTAACATTAGTATCAAACCATTGATTTAATTCCATAGTTATTTCATTTGAACTATTATCATATACTATATGTTCACCAACTGTATTAGCAGTAGCATCTCGAAAAGAAACAGATCCTTTAACATCTAAATCACCAGTAATTGTGGTCACATTGCTAACAGGATCAATATTAAAATATGCGGTAGCTTTATCATTATTACCTGAATTAATTAAAACAGGATCTGTTTCACCTGATTTCCATTCAAAACCTGATCCACTAGGATATGAATAAATAGTAAATTCATTATTAAAAGCTAAATATGATTGTGTATATGGATCACTATTACTATCAGTATTATAGACAGAACCAATTTTAAAATTTTCTAGTTCATCAATATTTTGATCTGTTTCATCAACAATTATATATGATTGTTCGCTATATAATGTATCATATGAATTATCTGATGTATTAATTGATTTCATAGACATAGTTGTGAATGGATTTTCAGAAGTTCCTTCTATTTGAATCATACTATTATTTAAAGAAGGAATATTACCAAATTGTAAACTACCTATATCATTTTTCATTGTAGTTTTTCCAAAATCGTTACCATCAATGTATAAAGAACCATTAACATATAATGCATTTTGAATTCTGTTATTATAAACATAAATCCCTAATTCAGGATCAGAAATAACTAAATCGTGTCTTGTACTACTGCATAAACTAAATCCATAACCATAATAAGTACTCACATTATATGGAATACCTGAAAATTCAATAGGACCTAATGCCCCATCAATTGGTGCAGTAGTAGGTTGACTGCTACTATTACCAATACTTTGATAATAATTATATACATTATTCATAGTAGTATCACCATTACTTACAGTATTAGTATTAGCTTCTGTATTAGAAGAAGGATTTGATATAAAATAAGAATAACTAGTTATGGTATCTCCTATAGCATTAAAATTAGGTGTAATTGTTACACTCGAACCAAAACATCCCTTTATGGAAGGATTAGGATTATCAATACCAAATTTAATATCTATATCCTCGCCTTGTAATTCGTTATCAGTCAAATCAAATGTACATATATATGCTTTACCTACAACAACATTTTCTTCATTACTATAATTAGGTCCTCCAACAATAGCATAAATTTTATCACTTACTTTTTCACGTGCAATACTAATAGATGAACCGAAATTAATATTACTAGCACAATCACTAATTGTATGTGAAGTATCACACAAATTTAAATTTATATTAGCAGAAGTATTTCCTGCAGTAAAATTTTTATAAAAAACATTTACGCGACCAATATTGATGTGATTAGTTCCATCCGTTATTATATCAACATTTGGTGAACCTACTAATAATAAATATTCATTAATTCTTCCATCACTGTTAGCTTGTACGTATGCATCTAAACAATATCCTCCTGCATTATTACTATTACCTAATTCAGTACTAGCATTACTAGTACCATTACTACCATTACAATATAATTTTAAATAAGAATTACAACTGGGACTTTCATTAAAACATGGCGCACCAATGGCTATAAAATTATTATTATACATATACACACTGTATCCAAAATTAACATAATCTGCATTATTTGGTGGAATAATTGTAGTCACACTATTTTCTATATCAATCACATAAACAGCACCTACACCTGCAACATTGGAACCATTATTTTTTAATTGAACTCCTGGTGCACCAATTATTAAATGATTACCATCATGAGATAATTTAATAGAATTTCCAAAATTACTATTAGTATTATTGGTAGTAGTAGTATATGTGCTAGAATTATCATCACCAAATCCACTAATAGATGATGTTAAATCAGAATACTTAATAGTTTTATCGGATATCCATGTATTACTTGGATCATCCCATGTAAATATAGTAACACTTTTATTTAAAGTAGAATATGCTAATCGTGTACCATCATCACTACATGTAATACTATATCCAAATGTATCAGATTCATTAGAACTATTTAATTTTCCAATTTCAGAATAAAGTGGTGGAAGTAAATATTGATCAGAACCAATATTCACACTACCATTATCATAATAAATAGGTTTTAATCCTTCATTTATTATATAATCAGGTACATCTTTCGTTTCTTTCCAAGGATTTGTAACAGTATCTCCACCAGCTCTTTGTTTTAAATTTTGTGAGCTAGTAGTTTTACTAATTGAATTTGTATTATTATTATTATTATTATTATTATTATTATTCAAATTAGAATTAACATTATTAATAGGATTTGATCCGTTTTGTTTATTTGAATTCCTGCTATTATGTTTTACTAAATTAGAATTTTTCCAAATATTCATTATATAATATATATAAATATAAATTATATAATAAATCAAATTTATTTCCCTCTAATCATTTATTTTCTTCTAATCGTTTATTTCACTCTAATCATTTATTTCTCTAATTGTCCAACTTTTTCTTCTAATTTTTCAACCTTTCCGTTCAATTCTTTGATAGCTTCAATTAAAACAGCAACTAATTTATCATAAGCAACCAATTTAATATTATCTTCTTCTCTTGTAACCACTACTTCAGGAACAACTTTTTCAACTTCTTGTGCAATCACACCCATCTTAGTTTTTTTAGTTACATCTGATATATATTCAAAATATACACCTCTAATATTATTTACTTTATCTAAAGCATTCTTTATAGGTTTAACATTTGTTTTTAAATTCGCATCTGATGTGTCTGCGATTGTACCATAAATTGTTCCTTTAACATTTAAATCACCACTAATTATAGCATTTCCTGATACATCCAAGTGAGCTTGTGGAATACTTGTTCCAATTCCTACATTACCATGAGCATCAATACGCATACCAGCAGATTCATACTTAAAATTACCAGGACAAATACATAATCCTGATTTCTCATTTTCTGTGAATGTATCCCAATTATCAGTATACATAATTACCGAATCTGTATCTTGAATAATACTATTAACATGAAAATTTTGTTCACTGTTATGATCATTTACTAATTGACCAGATTGTGGAAATCCAACTCCAAATAGTAATTTATTTTTAGATAAACCATCAATAGCGCCAATAGATAATGGAAATAAATTTCCACCATAAGTATCTGTTTGTAATTCTTGTGTTTCATCTAAACCTGTTCTATTTGCTAAAATTTCAGTGATTCCTTTTGATATAAATGTTCCATTTATAGATGAACTTCCACTAACTGAAAAATTGATGGGTATTCTATTATGATATAATACGACACGTCCTACATCATTAGCCAATTGATTTTCATAACTACTTGCTATAACAGGTCTATTTTCATCATTACTATTACAAATAATAACATTAGAAAAATTATTATATACTGAATGTAATTTAGAAAAAGGTGTTATGTTTGTTGGACTATATAAATAAACACTAATTCTAGGATTATTTTTATATCCTGTATATAAATATTTTTTACCTATACAAACAGAATAACCAAATCCATATTCTTCAGTACCATGTACAATCAATGGAGATGTATTAATTTGATTATCATTATTGCATGTATATAAATATACAGTTCCATATTCACCAGAAGGACTTGGTATTTTGGTAGTTGTATTAATATTAAAAAAACCAGCTGTAGTACCATGATCCCATTTAAGGTTATAAAAATCATTGGATTCTGTTTTTATTAGTCGTGTTACACGACAACCAAACCATCCACAATTTCCGGTTTTGTTGTATGCATCAGTAGTACCAAACGTAATTGAGTCATTTTTCCCAACTGGACTGCCTGCGTCAGCATCAGTATTATCATTCGTGATATTTGGTTTAACATAAAACATATAAGTCAATTCTTTTTCAACTTTATATTCATTAATATTATCAATTGTATTGACCCATGTAAGACGATCACTATTTGAAGGCGTATTAATGTAAAGAACTTGACCTTCATAATCATTATCATATTCAGTTATTTTACTATAAGGAACAATAATAACCCTATCATTATATTTAACTTGACCATTATTTGTGGTATCAATAGTTCCATCTGATTTTACAGATTGTAAAATAAAAGAATAAGTATTACTATTTGTTTCATCGAAAGTTTTATATACAACTTGATTATCAGTTGAATTCGGTATTGGTTCGATAGTCGTACCATTATCTTCACTAGAAATTCTAGGATAATAAGTATCATTGCCTATAGTATTTGTTATATAAAATGGAGTGTTGTAGTGAAGTGATTCATCTTGAGTTGCTGGTATATTTTTCATAAAAGGACTACCTACAACTAATTTATTTCCTTCATCTCTTTCAAATGATACACTGTATCCAAAATTAGCATAATCTTGAGATTCATTTGGTAAAATTTGTTGAGATTTTTCTGTATAAACAGAACCTGTTTTATTAAATGATTGAAAAAATACATACCCAGATTGTATTTTTCCATTTGTAGAATCACTATAATCACTATAATTAGGAGCACCAGCAGCAATTTTAAGAATATAATCAGTTAATGTACCAGTTATTACAGAAGAAACATTAAATCCAAGTCGTGCATTATAATCTATTTCTTTTAACAAAGATTTATTAACATTACTACTATCCCAAGTACACGTTTCTGAGTTATGAAATGTAACAGGAATAGTATATAAGTAAACACCAGATTTACCATCTGATGTATCATTTGTATTAGGAGCACCAACTGTTAAAAAAAAGGTAGCATTTGTAGCATCTTTATCTTTATTATAAAGACCACATAAAGATATACTATAACCCCAGTTACCTAATAAATCATGTTCCGGATCATTCTTTGTTACATATTGATAAAAATTAGTAGTATCTGATGTAGTACCTGATGTAGTACCTGATATAGGTATCCATGATTGACCATTAAAACGATATAAATATAAATAACATGTTTCTTCTCCTGAAGAAACAGCTAAAATAGAATTATTACCATTATAATCATTACTTTTAAAAAGAGACATATTATAACCAAATTTTAAATCAGCATCACACACATCAGAAGGTGCTTCAATTGGAGCAATTGCACCTGCATATTTTGTATCTTCGTGTATAGTATCATCTTCATTCCAAGCTAAGTTTGTCCATTTATTATTTATATCATCCCATAAGTATGTATAAATTTGACCATTACCGCTACTACTATCCGTAGTACTTCCGCCAGTAATATTACCAACAACTAACATATTACCATCTGTAGAAAGATCAAATGATCTCGCACCATCATATTGTGTATTTCCATAATCTGTATCATTAAATGAAATATCTAATGTTTGTTTTTCACTTAAAATCGGTTTAAATTTTGGTTCTTTGTTTCCTATATTAACTGTACCATTTTCTCTATAAATATTAATATTATTATTATTTAAATCATACCAATGACCATATGTTTCTTCCTCTACTGCAGCAGTTCTTTGTAATGTTGTATCAGAAAATCGCACTCCAGAATTTTCCTGTTGACGTGTGATATAATAGTCTCCTGTAACTACGGATTTCGTAGCTCGAATATTTTGATTTTTTGCTGAACGATTTATACCTCCTATTTGTTTCCAGTTATTAGGCATATATATATATTATTAAATATTATTATTAAATATTATTATTAATATTACTTAATAATTATATAGAAAAACAAAAACAATTATTATATCATCGTCGAAATACACGTTCCTATTCAGAAACGGATTATGTAATATTAAAAGAAATCATTGATATAATTAGTAAATAGTTTTTAATATATCAGGTGTTTTCATTTTACGTGTTTTAGTCACTTTTCTTTTTGTATAATAAGGAGTTAATGTACGTAATTTCACTTTTGAATCACATAGTCCTGTTTTTTTATTTCTTCTTGTTCCCTTAGAACATCGTTTCTTTTTTCTTATTGGTTTATTTTCAATATATATTGGTTCAAATGTATGGTCATTTTTTAAACTATTTCTCAAATTTTTTTCAACAGTTTCTTGATTAGATGATAATTTTAATAATTCCTCAATATCATTATTATCTAATTTTAAAAAAACTTGTTTATTTTTATTATTAGCAATAACATCTAAATTAGTACCATCATATTGAGCATTCCAATTAATATCATCTATAATATTATCATTCATAACTGATTTAAATGTACCTGAAGTGTGTAAAAATGTCGACATATATATATATATATTATGCGAATATAAAATAAATGAAAAATAATTAAAAATAAATATAAATATATATTATATCAAATGTATGGGAAAAATATAAATAATAAGGGAAAACAAGAAAAAAATAGTAAAATAAAAGAAGGAGAATGTATATTTCCCTTTAAACATAAATCAAAA